GCGATGACCAAACTGCAGGACGCAGGCTCGTTCGCAAATACCAAGGAAACGGAGGATACAACTTTTGAACCAAACAGCAGTTGAGGAAAAGCAAATGGCCCTGCCCCGGACAACAATGAAAACGCCGGCGGAAGGCCGCCGCTTCTGGAACTGGGCGAAGGATGAGGAAACAGAAGCCCGGACGCTCTACCTGGACGGGGTGATCGCCGAGGAGTCATGGTTTGACGATGATATAACCCCTGCCGCTTTCAAGGCGGAACTCATGGCATCCGGCGGCGATGTGACGATCTGGCTCAATTCACCCGGCGGAGACTGCATCGCGGCAAGCCAGATCTACGCCATGCTCATGGACTACAAAGGCGCGGTCACCGTCAAGATCGACGGCATCGCCGCCTCTGCAGCAAGCGTGATCGCCATGGCAGGCACAAAGGTGCTCATGGCTCCGACGGCGCTCATGATGGTACATAACCCCCTGACCGTGGCTATCGGCGACAGTGAGGAGATGCAAAAAGCCGTCGCCATGCTGTCCGAGGTCAAGGAGAGCATCATCAACGCCTACGAAATCAAGACCGGGCTTACCCGAACCAGGCTCTCCCATCTTATGGACGCAGAGACCTGGCTCAGCGCTAACAAGGCAATCGAACTGGGATTTGCTGACGGCATACTGGAAGACGCGAAGAAGCAACCCCAGTCCAAAGATGTCGCCTACGCCTTCAGCCGCAGAGCCGTGACCAACTCTCTGCTCGATAAAATCCCCAAACAAACAATGGACCATCCTGCACAGCCGCTCTATGAGCGGCTTAATCTTTTACGATTTTAGGAGGAAAACCAATGAGCAACATTATGGACCTGCGCGAAAAGCGCGCCAAAGCCTGGGACACCGCGAAAGCCTTTCTGGATGCCCAGCGCGGCGCTGACGGCCTGATCTCTGCCGAAGCGGCCGCAAGCTACGACAAGATGGAAAATGACATCATGAACCTTGGCAAAGAGATCGCCCGCCTGGAACGCCAGGAATCCATTGATGCGGAACTGAACCAACCGACTTCAGCGCCCATCACCAACCGGCCCGCACAAGGCCAGGAAACAAAAGGCGGCCGCGCCTCCTCCGAATACCGCAAAGCCTTCTGGAACGCGATGCGCGCCAAGACGCCGCGATACGACGTCGTCAACGCGCTGCAGGTCGGCACGGATTCCGAGGGCGGCTACCTTGTCCCCGACGAATATGAGCGCACGCTCATCCAGGCGCTTGAAGAGCAGAACATCTTCCGCAGGCTTGCCAGCGTGATCAACACCTCATCCGGCGACCGCAAGATCCCGGTGGTGGCGTCCAAGGGCACGGCTGCCTGGGTCGAAGAGGAATCGGCCTACACGGAAAGCGACGAGGCCTTCACGCAGGTTTCCATCGGCGCCTTCAAGCTGGCCACCATGATCAAGGTGTCCGAGGAACTCCTCAACGACAGCGTGTTCAACCTGGAAACCTACATTGCCCGCGAGTTTGGCCGGCGCATCGGCAATAAGGAAGAGGAAGCCTTCCTCACGGGCGACGGCAGCGGCAAGCCGGTGGGCCTCCTTGACGCGACAGGCGGCGCGCCGGTGGGCGTCACCTCAGCCTCCGCCACCGCCATCACCCTGGACGAAGTGCTGGACCTCTTCTATAGCCTGAAAGCTCCTTACCGTGGCAAAGCGCAGTTCATCCTCAACGACGCCACTGTCAAGGCCATCCGCAAGCTGAAGGACACGACCGGCCAGTACCTCTGGCAGCCCTCCATCAAGGAGGCAACGCCCGACACCATCCTCAACCGGCCTCTTCAGACCTCGGTGTATATGCCCGCCATCGCGGCCGGCGATAAAGTCATGGCCTTCGGCGACTTCAGCTACTACTGGGTGGCTGACAGGCAGGGACGCGTGTTCAAACGCCTCAACGAGTTGTTCGCCGCGACCGGCCAAGTCGGCTTCATCGCGACGCAGCGCGTGGACGGCAAGCTGATCCTGCCCGAGTCTGTCAAGTTGCTGCAGATGAAGGCTGCGTAACCGCATAATGTAACAATGGGGCAGGCTCGTAAAAAGGTCTGCCCCTTCTCACGGAGGGAAAAATGGCGCTAGCTACTGTGGCTGAAGTCCAAGGCATGCTGGGCATTACGGACGATCTGGACGGAAGGCTTCCGGGACTTGCTGATACCGCTTCCAGCCTGATCGAGGAGTACCTGAACCGCAGACTAGTGAAACAGGAGCATACGCAGCAGTGCACGGGCGGCGGACAGATCCTCTACCTAAGCGCGTTCCCGGTGGAGAGCGTCACCAGTGTTACCAGAGAAGGGGAACCCCTCGGCGACTGGTTCCCGGACCGTGAATACGGAATCCTTATCAGAAAAGCCGGATGGCCTTTGGTGTGGCCCGGATACCAGGTCATATACACCGGAGGGTACGAACCGTCGGCGATCCCGCTTCCAATCAAACAGGCCTGCGCTTTGCTGGCCATCAGCCTGAACGACAGCCTGACGCACGCAGGGCAGAAGGTCGCTTCGGAAACCATCGGGGACTACAGGGTCACCTACGCGACTGACGCATCCAGGGGCAAGGGCGTCGAAGCGTTGTCGCCTGTCGCCGCCAACCTGCTGAAACCCTATCGACGGATCACCTTTTAGGAGTGAAAACATGGCTAGCCTCATGCGCCGCCTTATGAAACAGGCAATCGGGCACCGCGCCCTCACCGGCATTGACAGGAAAGGCAGCCCAACCTACGCGCCTGCGCGAGACGAAGCCGCTTCCGCCATTCCCGGCAGGCTGGCGCTTGCGGAGACAGTCATGGTGGACGAGGACGGAAAACAGATCTCAAATATCGCAAAGCTATACACCGAAGCTGCTGTTGGTACAGGCGACCTCATTGCTCACAGAGGCCGGGAGTGGACGGTGATCAAAGTCGTGGAGCGCCTGAACCTGCATGGGAAGAGAGACCATTTGGAGGTGTACATGAAGTGAGCGGCAAGAGCAGCATGAATCGGTTCCTTGTGAACAGCAGCCTGAGGAAGTTCGCCCGCTTGTGCGGCGCGGCTACAGAAGATCAAGTCGATACGATCGTCACGGAAATCGGCAAGCGTTCCGCGGTCCGCGCCCCGAAAGGTGAAACCGGGAACCTGAAAAGCAGCATGAAGGCAGAGACCGACACGCAGGACGGCAACATCCAGGGTAGGGTCGTTTTCGGTTCAAAACGCGGCATGGAATATGTCGTGGTGCAGCATGAGCACACCGATTTCAAGCATCCAAACGGCGGGGAGGCTAAGTTCCTGGAACGCACAGTGATCGAAATGACGCCCGGACTGCAGGCGGAACTGGCAAAATCACTGCGTGACAGCGTGCTGGGAGGTGGATGACATGCTGGAAGCGATAGCAGACCATCTCCAAACCTATGAGCATTTCCCGCAGATCTTCATCGATTATCTCCCGGATCAACCCGTTGACTGCATCGGTCTTTTCTGCTGGGAGAACGCGTCGCCTGCCATGCCGGACGGATCCAGCACGCGCTATGTGCAGGTGCGCGTGCGAAGCCGGGTCTGGACTGACGCCATGATTTCCTGCACACGCATCCTGACGCTTCTGGACAGCGGCCCGGATGAAACCCCGCTGCCCCTGGACTTCCCCGGTGCCGTGATAGGCCGTCCCCGCAGGTGGCCTGTCCTTATGGAACGGACGCCCGACACAGTCACCGTGTACGCTGAGATAGCTCTCTGGGGAGAGACCAATCAGCACTGAGAGCAACAAATCCACACTGAGAGCGTGATTTTCCACACTCTCAGTGTGGTTTTCATCAAAAATCATGATTTGAGGAGGAACCATCCATGGCCAAGAAAGCACTGAAAGGCTTCGGGAACGTCAAGTACTTCCCCCTGACCGCCAATACCGCCACCGTTTTCACCCCGACCAATCCCGGCACCGCGCTGGGCGTAGGCGCGCGCTCCTGCACCGCCAGCGACACGCGAAACGAATACAAGATCCCCGGTGACGACGGCATCTACGACCAGGGCAGCGAGTATGAGAGCACCGAACTTCAAATATCCGTCAATGAGATGCCGCTGGAAGTGCTGGCGGACCTGACCGGCGCAGAATATGACGACCTGACCGATGTCATGAGCGAGGGCGAACTCGACAATGCCCCCGAAGTGGCGCTGACCTTCTCCGGCCTGCGCTCCGACGGCGGCTACCGGCTCTACCAGTACCTCTGCTGCAAGCTGACCAGCTATAAAGCTGACCTGAAGGCCCGTCTGGACAATGGCAACGATGTGTCCCAGTACCAGCTGACTTTCCTTTGCCTGGGCAGGGCTGCGGACAAGAAGGTGCGCCTGACCAAGGACGTGGACAAGCCTGTCGGCGGCGCCGCGGACCTCACCTGGCTGAACACCGTCGCGGCAGTACCGGCTGTCTGATGAACCCAATCGATGACAACATCGGCGGCTTCACGGGAGGCCGTCGATCTCTTTTTGAAAGGAAGGTGGTCGCTTGCTGTTCTTGAAGGACCGCAGCATCGGCGTCAGCCGGCCAAAGGCCAGAGAAATGCACGGGGTTAAGATCCAAAAGATGCCGGTGGGCCGGTACCTTGATGTCATGCAAGGGATGGGAGGCATCCTGGCGGATCTGCTGGACGTCGCTTTCCCCGGAAAGACCCCCGGACAGATCATCCAGGACCTGACCATCATCAAACCATCCGAATTCCGCGACATCGCAGTTAGGCTGCTGGCAGTGCTGCCGGATGAAGCGCTACGCATCATCAGTTCCATCCTGGGCGTCGAACTGAAGCATGTCCGGGAACAACTGACGCCAAACGAACTGATGGAGGTCTGGGCAGCCTTCTGGGAAATGAACGACCTGAGCAGTTTTTTTCTCAGCGTGCGCAAAGCCCTGCCCGCAGTTTTGAGCACAGCGAAACCCAAACCTGGTGGGTCCAGCGACTGATCGCTTCCGGTATTTCCGCTGGGATCTCCAAGCGCGAGATCATGGACGATTACTGCCTGGACGAGCTGATGCTGGTGCTTGACGCCTATTCGGACATCCATCGGATGCCGGACCAGCCCGCGGCAGAGTTCGTCGGTGCGGAAGACTTTTAGGGAGAGGTGAGGCTGATGGAACTGGGTGAACTGGTATTTACACTGAACGTAAAGACAGCTGCGCTCATGCAGGGCGTCGAGGCATCCATCGGTGCTATGAACAAACTGGTCAACTCAGAAGACAAGGCAGGCGCATCCGCCAACGTGCTGGAGGGCAGGCTGGCTCTCCTTTCAAGGCAGTACAGGATGCAGTCCTCTTCCGTTGAAAGCGCCACGCGCGCCTGGGAGCAGGCTGTCGCCGCCCACGGCAAAGGCAGCGCCGCCGCCAACAAGGCTGAAGCCGCCCTCATGAAGGAACTCGCCGCCTTGCAGCGGCTTGCGGAGCGCATGAACTCAGCCAGCCAGAGCGCTCAAACCCTGGCTTCTTCCCAGGACAAAGTCGCCGAAGCATCCCAGGATACCGTCGCCAATACCGAAAACATGGGCGCAGTGACCACGGCAGCCTACGCGGCCATGGCGGCCGCTGCGGCGCGATTCCTGAATGTGATCGTAGGTGCGGTCGAGGCGGGCATCGAAGCCTACAACCGTTACACCGCCAGCCTGCAGGGCCTGCAATCAGTCGCAAGTGGCGTCGGCGTCGGCACAGAACCCCTCAAGGCCGCCATGTCAGGCCTGGTTGATGCATTCTTCAGCACGACCTCGGCTGCGACAGGTCTCAAGAACCTGCTCTCGCGGGGATACACCCTTGACCAGGCAGTCCAAGCCATCACTCGGCTCAAGGACGCAGCTGCCTTCGGGCGGCAGGCATCCTACAGTCTTGAGCAGGCCGTCGTATCTGCGACGGAAGGCATCAAGAACGAGAACTCCATCCTAGTGGACAACGCCGGCGTGACCAAGAACGTCGCCAAGATGTGGGAGGATTACGCCCGCCAGCTGGGCGTCAGCACAAACAGCCTCACGCAAAAGCAGAAGGTCGAGGCCGAGTACCAGGGCATCCTGACGGAAACCAGGCACCAGGTGGGCGACCTGGCGAAGCTGGAAGGAACGCTGGCAGGCAGCCAGGCCGAAGCACAGATGAGTGCGGAAATGCTGGCCAGGGCGTATGGCGAGGCGATGTCCCCGGCAGTCGGGGCCTTGACGGAGGTCTGGAACGGATTCCTCTCCATTATCAAGGAAGCGGTTGAAACTTTCCCCGGTTTGAGCGCAGGCGTCACCACCACCGCGCTGGCCATGACGGGACTCATGGCGGCCAGCAAGGCCGCGCTTGCTCTCCAAGCGCTGAGCCTGCAGCTGCAGACGGCAACACTGAGTGCGACAGGGTTCGCGGCGGCGCTCTATGCTTCCATGCCCTGGCTCCTGGCCATCGCCGCGGTGGCCGGCGTCGTGGTGGCAGGATACACGGCTATCAAACGCTCACAGGAAGAGGCGGCAAAGGCGGCTGAAGAGTTGGCCCTCAGGCGCGAGGAAGAGATCAGGGCAACCAAAGCGTCGGCAGAAGATCTTCAGAGCCTAGAGAAACGGTACAACGATCTCAGCGGCAAGCAGCGCCTGTCCTATTCACAGGCCAAGGAACTCAGAAATATCGAAGAACGCCTGGGTTCGCAGTACGACATCAGTGTGGAAGCCTTGCTTGGACTGGAAGGCGCCTACGGCTCTGTGACCGAAGCCATCCGCGCCAAGCGGCTGGAAACGCTGAAGGAACTTCAAACAGAACTGGACGCCAACGTTGCGACGGCTGAAAAGACCCAGGAACTGCGCAGAAAAGCTGCAGATGAGGCGTGTACGCGCATCGCGGAGCAGGAAGCCTGGATTGCTGAACGCCAGGTCATGATCGCAGAGTACCAGGCGCTCATCAACAATAAGCCCGCGAATCTAGGTGACAGTGATTACGTGCTGCTCGAAGACGGCTCTGAGGCTATCATCACCTACTACCACCTGAAGAACGCCATTCAGAGCATCCAGCAGGAGATCGCGGATGCCGGAGAAGTCCTGGCTCAAGGGCTGGCAGAGGACACAACCATCATCGACCAGGAAGCGGCTGCCATGGCGGAAACGCTGCAGGCGCGTATGGTCGCGATGGCCAACTCCCTGGAAGCCAACGGCGTGCAGGTCAGCGCCGCTGTGAGGACCATTACCGATAAGCTGTTTACTGACCTCTACGCCGGAAAGCCCAACTTCAACATGGACGTGGTCGTCAGCACATACGCCCAGGCATTGCAGAACGCTGACGTAGGACCCGCGCTGGCTGCGATGGATGAGCTGGAAGCAAAATTCCTGGCCGGCGCGACGTTGTCCCCGGCCGAGCAACAGGCATATGAAAAGCACTGGATGACCCTGATCGACTTTACGGACACCGTGGTCAGTCTCTTTGACCTTAACGGCGAAGCCTTCGTGCAGACATTGTTCTCGCTCTCTCCGCTCATCAA